TCACGGAGACCAACCTTATTCTTTGTCCCCTTCTCACGTACTCCCGGATAAGCACTAAAGATGTTGTCGGAGGTGTCGCCACGCATACACTTCTCAAAGAGTAACCATGCTGGGTCCGGCGCGCCTTTTGGTAGATTAGTTTTCTTATCTTTAACAGGTTTACCTTTTTCATCAAAGTAGCCTTCATGTGTAGTTGTAATCTGCATCACACCGTTATATTGCCGAACATTTGGTGCGATCAATTGTGCGAAGTCTCCATCTGTTGAAACAACAATGTGATTATCTGTTGGGTGATTTTGTATCCATCCTGCGATTAAATCGTCTGCTTCTAATCGAGGATGCTGTAGTACTGTACAGTTAGTCTTATTGGTAATGTAATCTTTAAACTGATCAAATGTTTCCCAAAATACACGATCTTCTTCTGCTTCACGCGGGCTTTGAGCAACACGGGCTTCAGTGCGCTGACGTTTATAAGGAGCATAGACATCCTTTCGCCAACTACGACCTTCTAAAAAGAAGATAACGTGATCACCTTTAAAGTCACGCCATGCCTTGCGAACACTGCCTAAAACAGTCGCAAGGCTCATTCCAATCTTATCATTTAAGTCACCGCGGGTAGCATGTCTTGCACGGAAGAAAGTGTTAGCAGTATCAACAAGGATATATGTTTTGTTCATTAAGAAATCTCTGTTCGTCCATCATCTCGGAGTGCTCTGTTAACGTAACCAGCACCTCTTCGGTCCATATTAATCTCTGATTCACTTCCGATATTTCTGCATAGATCTTGGAACCATAAATCAACAACGGCTTCTTCAGTTTCACCTTGATAACCATTGCTTCGTAATTGTAGCACAAAATACTCATTCCAGTCAAGTTCAAAGAAGCCGTTACGAATGTTGTCTTTGTTTACATGAGTATCCATAACTGCTACCCAGGGTTCTTTATTCTCTGTTGCAATTTCTTTTGGAGTCTTTTTAGATTTTTCAACCTTGGGCATTTTTGGAGTAAGAGCCTTTAGCGCCTCTTCTTTATTATTGCCTCCGAACATTTTTTTAATAAATTCGATCATTTCTTTCCTTTTAGGTTTTATAAAAATTGCTTGATCTAAGATGCCCATCAAGTGCCCCACTCGTTCTTGAATAGTGGCACTTGTAGTCGATCACTATACCGCCATCCTTTTCGCATTGCCATCTCTGCCACTGATCGATTATTAAGAGTGTACACCCGTTCAACACCACCAACAGGCATAACATACACAGGCCCTTTAAAGCCCCCAGCACGAAACTCTTCCACGGCTCTTTCAGCATCCTTCAAATCCTCTTCTGTTGCTATAACAAACTTCAAGTAAACATAACCATAGTTTTCATAATCACAAACTACTTCTGGCTTGATAGCATCATCCCACGGTTCCCCGCTACAGGGCAGTTTGGCACTTACGCTGAACGTAATTTCTCGATCACACGCCATACCCAACGCAGGTTGTTTCCACGCTGTTAAGAAATCTTTAAAACCTTTAGTCAACCGCATTGTGCCATTGGTCTCAAAAGTAATTTCTTTTAATCCACGCATCTTAGGAAGACTTAGTAAGTCTGGATATTGCTTCTGCCAGCCCAGCAATGGCTCACCTCCTGTGATCACGAGGTGTTCGTCTCGCCATTCTTTGTACGGTAGTGTATCCACAATAGCATCGGCAATAGCATCTGTAGTAAGTAGTGGACTGAGATCTTTAAAGCGTGGATCCCAACTTGCATAACTATCACAACCTGTGCTAACAAGCGGGAGTTCGTTATATGTTTTAAATTCTATCGGATTGATATTATTGGCTTCTTCACTTAGTTCTCCCCGCGGCATACCAAATCCTGCACATTTGAAATTGCAGCCGAATGTGCGTAAGAACACGCTAGGAACTCCCATGTATCTACCTTCACCTTGTATGCTATAAAATAATTCTGCTATTTTGATTTTGCTCATATTATTCCTTGATAAGTAATTATATACTGTTATTTAGAAAAGTCAACCCTATTGAGTAAAAATATGAGAACAAAAATACGATGGCATTTAAATAATTATTGCACATCACAATGCACCTATTGTCCTTCTAGATTCTGGGGAGGAGAAACTCCACATCATATATCTGAATATTTAGATATCACCGAGCAACTAATTTCTCATTACACATCTCTTGGTCGAACTATTGATTGGACATTCGATGGCGGCGAACCTTTAGACATGTTTGACTTTCCGGCAATATTGAAATTATGTAAAGAAAATAACGGAACTGTTGTTTTAAATTCCAATGGTGGAAAAATGTGGCTCGATTGGTGGGCGATCGAACCGCATGTTGATGAACTCAATCTTACATACCATTATTGGCAAAAGGCCCCTTTAGTTAAATTTATACTAGATACATTTCATAAAAAAGGAAAACCTGTAAATGTAGGTGTGCCAATTCGTCCGGATTATTTTGATGAAGATATTCAAAGAGCATCGAATATAGAGGAAGCCTATTCTATAGTTGTAAGTAAATTAATTCTTTATAAAGAATCGGATCCTATGGCAGGAATGTTTCCATATACTGATGATCAATTAAAAATTATTCGAGGAGAAGAACTTGTACGAGAAAAACACCATTATATAAAAACAACATTTGCTGAAAGACCTGAAGAAAGTGTAAAAAATAATCCCACTTTTACTGGTATGTTATGTAATATAGGAATTGAAAAATTAAATATTACACATTTAGGATGGGCAACGGGCAGTGATTGTAATAATAGACCTCTAGGTAACGTATGGACCTATAAAATGGAATCTTTGTCAGAAACCGAACACCAACAAAAAAAACTTAATAGACTAACGTTACCTACTGGTCCACATACCTGCGGTATGAAGGCATGTACATCTTCGTGTGATCAAAAAATTACAAAGTTTTCTTCTTAAGATACTCTTCGTTATGTATCCATTTATTATTTTTTAAGAATCCCCATTCTCTTTTTTGAGGACCTGGCATAAACAATGTCCATGCAGTTATGTTTGGATCTAATTCTATACGATGATAACTAGTAGCACTAGAGATACGAAAATGTCCAGCACCACGCCATACACGATATTCTCCAAATTTCTGTCCAAGGCTATTAAACTTTGGAATCCATTCCCAGTACCCACCTTTGAGAATTAACGTTGCATATGGCCACGGATGATCATGTACATCATCCGGATCTGATTTAAGAAACTTATGTATAAAGGCATTGAATGGAAATTTTTTACGATCTGTTAGGAATATATAATAACGTTCGAGATACGGCTCGTCATTCTGTCTATCCATTACCACTCGCTTGCGACCAAGTCTATCAAGTGTATTTAGAAACCAATTCATTTGAAATTTTCCAATAGTTTATTTGCACTAAAAAAATTATCAGTTAGGTCTTTAGTCTGTTCTAGTAATTTTGGAAGACGTGTCTCATAGTGATCCATATGCTGACAAATAGCGAAACATAGACTAGATCTATGATTCGTATACGCTTCAAAACTTTCAGTCCATTCGCTAGGATATTTAAATGTGTCATAATACATCTCAGTATAACTTAAACGATCCGGAACCATTGGGATAGCACCGACTAATGCACCTTCATAACAACTAATGCCCAGTGTTTCTTGCAGGTTTGCACTAAACACCATCTTAGCACGACCTAGCAATTTGTGATATTCGTGTTTGTCTAATTGTGTATCCTGACACACTACAAATTCATACTGCGGTAAGTGTGTGGCCAAGTCTCGGAAGATCTCAACTTGCTTCTCAGGTGCGATACGATGTGGAAACAAAATTAGATCACGCTTGGGATTGGTATTGTAATTCTCCAATGTGTCCTTCATATACTCCATAGGCCAACCTGTACGAACCATCTTGCCGCTATCATAGCGTTCAGTAAAATCTTCTTCGTACCACGGATTTTCTTCCTTCATTCCATCCATGAGCAATTCGTCTATGAATAACTTAACATGAAATTCT